TTAATAAAGTAGACGCTTCAACGACTACTTTTATGTCCGAAGACGGTGCTAGAAGTATAGCAAGAGTATATTATGCTATTAATACGTCTGATAGAAAATCAGGAGTAGAATTAATATGGGATGGTGTTACAAATGCTACTGCTTTATTTTTGTCAGGACAAGGAACTATAGATTTAAGAACTGATGGAAACTCATTTAAAAACAATGCTACTACACCTACAGGTGATGTATTGTTAAGTACAAAGGGGTTTGCTGTTGGAGATAACTACTCAATAATCGTTGAATTTAGATAAGAAATCTTATAAATAGTAAGAGAGAGAACTATGAAACTAATTACCGAAGAAGCATTCGATTCAAAATTTCTTATAGAAGAAGTTGACGGAAAGAAACAATTTAAAATTAAAGGTATCTTTTTACAAGCAGATATCAAAAATAGGAATGGCAGAGTCTATCCTAGAGAGATATTGCAAAAAGAAGTAGCAAGATACAATAGAGAATTTATCAATAAAAGACGTGCATTTGGCGAGTTAGGACATCCTGATGGACCAGTTGTAAATCTTGAAAGAGTAAGTCATATGATAACAGACTTACATCCTGATGGAAGTAATTTTGTTGGTGAAGCAAAAGTGATGGACACACCCTATGGTAAGATTGTTAAAAATCTTATCAACGAAGGCGCTCAATTAGGAGTATCTTCAAGAGGTATGGGATCACTAGTGCGTGGACACGGTGGTGTTAATGAAGTAGGAAGAGATTTTTACTTAGCAACCGCTGCCGATATTGTTGCAGACCCAAGCGCTCCAGACGCTTTCGTAGAAGGCATTATGGAAAACAAAGAGTGGGTATGGGACAATGGTGTTATCAAAGCACAAGAGATAGAAGAGTGGAAAAAGTATATAACTGAAGCAAAACGACTACGTTTAGCAGAAGCAAAGGCAGACGTATTCAAAAAATTCATTGAAAAACTATAATATTATAAATATCTATTAATAACGAGAAAACTAATTTAAACGTTTAAATTAATTAAGGAGATTTTTCTTATGGCTGAAACAGACAAAATAGAAGCGTTAGAAGCTCAAGCAGTGGAAGAGGCGAATTCACCTAATCCGCAAGCAGATGCTCCTAAAAAGAATGCTGTTACGGCTGAACCTTCTCATATTGCTAAGATGAGTGAATATGAAGATTTAGGTAAAGCAGTAGTTAAACCTACAGACAGCAATCCTGACGCAACTAAAAAAGTTACAAAAGTTTCTGGACAAGCTCCTCAAAAATCACAAGGTGCTGCTGACGCAATGCCTAAATTGACTGGTAGCAATACCAAGTTGGAGAACAAAGAAACTAAAGACAAAGACGGTAAAGAAATTAAAGAAGGCGATTTACCACCTGCGTTGCAAAAAGCAATTGATGCTAAAAAAGGCAAAGAAGTTAAAGAATCAGATGATAAAAAAGACGGTGATAAAACTTCTAAAAAAGATGACGCAGACGTAAGAGTAGAAGACAAAGACGAAGATAAGAAAAAAGAAATTGACGTAAAAGAACACGTTGATGCTCTTATCGCTGGAGAAAAAGACTTAACCGAAGAGTTCAAAGCTAAAGCTGCTACTATTTTTGAAGCGGCAATCAAATCTAAAGTAAAAGAAATTGCTGAAGAATTGGAAGCAGATTATAATAATAAGTTTGAGCAAGAAAGTAATAAAGCAAAAGCAGAATTAACTGAAAAAGTTGATTCTTATTTGTCTTACGTTGTTGAAGAGTGGATGAAAGAAAACGAAATCGCTCTTGAACGAGGAATTAAAGGCGAAATTGCTGAAGACTTTATCAATGGTTTGAAAAAATTATTTGAAGACCATTACATTGATGTTCCAGATGAAAAATATAACGTGCTTGAAGACCAAGCAAGTAAAATTGAAAAACTGGAAAAAGACCTCAATGAAGAAATTGGCAAAAATGTTGAGTTAAACAAGGAAGTCGGAAATAAAACTAAAGATGAATTAAAATCTAAAGTTGCTGAAGACCTTGCTGACACATCAAAAGAAAAATTTGCTAAACTTGCAGAAGAAATTGAATACTCTAACGCAAAAGATTATCAAAAGAAATTAGAAACTGTTAAAGAATCTTATTTTGGAAAAAAATCTGAATCGAAAGAGAATCTAGATGATGTAGCGGCAGGTGGATCAGTAAATCCTGATTTATCAAAATCTATGGCAGCTTACAGCGCCGCTATAAGCAAAACTAAAGATATTAAAATATCTTAAATAGAAGTAAATATATAAGGGAGATAGACACATATGTACTTATCTGAAACACACGAAAAAAAATGGCAGCCAGTACTAGAGCATCCTGATTTACCAAAAATTACTGATGCTTATAGACGTGCCGTTACTTCTGTGATATTAGAAAACCAAGAAAGAGCTTCTAAAGAAGACTCTGCTTACTTGGCTGAAGCAGCTCCAACAAACGCAACAGGTAGTGCTGTAGCGAATTGGGACCCTATTCTAATTTCATTAGTTCGTAGAGCTATGCCGAATTTAATAGCATACGACATTGCAGGAGTTCAACCAATGACAGGTCCTACAGGACTTATTTTCGCTATGAGAAGTAGATACACTTCACAAGCAGGCGGAGAATCATTCTTTGATGAAGCTGATACAGATTTTTCAGGCAGAAATGCTGCTGGATCTTCTGTTGATGGTTTCTCATCAACTGCTCACTCGGGTTCAAACCCAGGAGTTTTAAATGACGGTTCACCTGGAACGTATACTAAAGGTACTGCTATGACTACAGCGAAAGCTGAAGCTCTTGGCGATGCTAGCGGTAATGCATTTGCAGAAATGGCATTCTCTATTGAGAAAGCAACTGTAACTGCTAAATCAAGAGCTCTAAAGGCTGAATATACTATGGAACTTGCACAAGATTTAAAAGCAATCCACGGTTTAGATGCTGAAACAGAACTTGCAAACATCTTATCTGCTGAAATTTTAGCAGAAATTAATAGAGAAGTTGTAAGAACTATTTACATCAATTCAGAACAAGGCGCTCAAACTGGTAATGTTACTACAGCGGGAATTTTTGACCTAGATACAGATTCTAATGGTAGATGGTCTGTTGAAAGATTTAAAGGTCTTATGTTCCAACTTGAAAGAGATGCTAATAGAATTGCACAAAGAACAAGACGTGGAAAAGGTAATATAATTATCTGTTCTTCTGACGTTGCTAGTGCTCTTCAAATGGCAGGTGTATTAGATTACACTCCAGCTTTAAATAATAACTTATCTGTTGATGACACAGGCAATACTTTTGCAGGTGTTCTTAACGGTAGATTTAAAGTTTATATTGATCCTTACTCAGCAAATAGTACTGCTAAACAGTATTACGTTGTTGGATATAAAGGAACATCACCATATGACGCAGGTATTTTTTACTGCCCATATGTTCCTTTACAAATGGTTAGAGCAGTTGGTCAAGACACATTCCAACCTAAAATCGGTTTCAAGACTAGATATGGTTTAGTAGCCAATCCTTTCGCAGAAACAGGTGCTCAATCAGGTGCTGCTACAGCAGTAAATGACGCAGGATCAGCAAACAGTAACAGATATTACCAAAAAGTGCAAATCGCAAATCTTATGTAAGAATTGCTTTCTGTATTTGAACTTACGTTCATACGGTATTGTCATTGAAAAGTTTATATTAAGAAAGAAAACGGTGCTCTTTACGGAGTGCCGTTTTTTTTGGCCTAGCTATAGCAAAAAAGAGGCATAAATATAACTATGAAACTCAATAAAACTATTACTAAATTTGACTATGCTTCTCCAACGCAGTTTAAATTTACTATTACAAAACTTCCTAAAGTTGAATTCTTTTGTACAGCAGTAAACTTACCAGGCATTTCATTAGAAGGTACAATGGCTCAACCAACACCATTGAAAGATATACCTGTACCTGGAGATAAACTATCATATTCAACTCTTAATATGGATTTTATGGTAGATGAAAATTTAGAAAACTATAGAGAGATACACGGTTGGTTAACTGGTTTAGGTTTTCCTAAAGATAGACAAGAATTTAGAAACTTATTAGGTGGTGGTGCAGATAGATTTCCAACATCTACTGGCTCTAATCAAGAAACAGACGCAGGTAAAATTAAATATAAAGCAAGTGATACAGGTGCTGTTTATTCAGACGCAACATTAAGTATATTAACAAGTAAAAATACAACAAATATTCAAGTCAGATTTTCAGACATATTTCCAACATCATTATCTGGATTGAATTATAACCAACAACAAACAGATGTCAACTATTTGATAGGGACAGTTACTTTCCAATACAAAATATATGAATTTGCAGAAGGAAGTGGACAAACTTCGGTAACAGTATCGTAGCAACCTTTACTTTTCTATTACAGTATGATATAGTATAATTATGAATATAGAAGAATTACAAGAATTAGCAGACAAAGATTTAAAAATTAACGATAGTGAACTTGATTTAGAATCAATCAAAACCCCACAACTCCATAATCAATTTATGAAACACTTAACAAAGTTTAAGTTAATGTTAAGTAGAGCTGATAGTGAATTGCATATAGTTAAAAGAACAAAATGGGAATACTATACAGGTAAATCAGACCCTAGTATCTATATTGAAAAACCTTTTAACTTAAAAATATTAAGACAAGATGTAGATAAGTATATTGATTCAGATGAAGAAGTTATTAAAGCAAAACAAAAGGTTGACTACCTTAATACTGTAGTTGATTTTTTAGATAGAACGGTCAGACAAATTTCAAACAGAACATTCACTATAAAGAACGCCATAGACTGGAAGAAGTTTATATCAGGAGCTATTTAATATGGGAAAAGTTAATATAGTAAAATTTAAGAGTGGACCTAAAAGAACTTTTTTTGCTCCCGAGTTTGATTACACAATATTTGAAACTGGAGTAGAACAAGTTGACTTTAAAGAGTTAGCAAAACTTCTTTTAAGCAAAGAAAAAGAAGTATTAGAATTGCCTGTATCAACTGGAGTAGCTGGAGTTGTAAATTCTTACACAGGACTAAAAGAGAATAGTACAACACAAAGATATGATAAGTATAATGTTTTAAAATGGGAAGATAAAAATATAAAAGAGTTAAAAGGAAACATACTAAACTTTCATAAGAACATTTTAAAATATTTTAAACAACCACTTCCAAATGAATTGTATATACAATGTTGGTATAATGTTATGCGTAAAGGAGAACAAATAAAAGCTCATCTACATAATATAGGACCAAACTGTTATTTAGGAGGTCATATTTGCGTACAATGTGATGATACATCTACCCATTATATCAATCCAATAAATCAAATTAATGACCCTATGATACATAGTAGTAAAAATGATGTAGGTAAAATGACTATGTTTCCAGATAATATACCACACTATACAGATATACACAATTCAGATAAAGAAAGAATAACAATTGCATTTGATTTACTAATAGAAAAGCCCAACAAAGACTTTAAAGATAACTATTCTGGAAATTTACATTTAGGAAATTATTTAAAGTTAATATAATGACGGCAATTCGTTATTTAATCATAGATAAAAAAGATGATGTCTACTTAAAGATAGAAGCAGACGATAGTATAAGAAGAGAACTTGGAGAACATTTTACTTTTGAAGTACCTGGTTTTCGTTTTATGCCTCAATTTCGTAATAGAGTATGGGACGGCAAGATAAGATTATTTTCATATGCAACTGGTCAAATATACGTAGGATTATATCCTTACATACTTCATTGGTGTAAAGAAAATAAGATTGAAGTTGTTAATGGAACAAAGATAGAAGATACTAAAGTTGATGATAGTAAGGTAGAAAAGTTTATTACTGCTCTTAAAATTCCTATGGAAATAAGAGATTATCAAAAACAAGCATTTTCATATGCAGTAAGAAAGAATAGATGTTTATTATTATCTCCAACAGCAAGTGGCAAATCACTTATTCTATATCTATTAGTACGTTTTAATCTATTAAGATTACCTAAAAATAAAAAAATATTAATCATAGTACCTACTACATCATTGGTAGAACAATTATATAAAGATTTTAAAGACTATGGTTATGATAGTTTAAAAAATGTACATAGAATATATGAAGGACATAGTAAAATAACAAATAAAAGAATAGTTATATCTACTTGGCAATCAATCTATAATCAAACAAAGAACTACTTTAGCGACTATGGTATGATAATTGGTGACGAAGCACACTTATTTAAAGCTATATCATTAACAAAGATAATGACGAAGCTAACTAATTGTAAATACAAAGTAGGTTGTACAGGTACCCTAGATGATAGTAAGACACACAAACTAGTATTAGAGGGGCTGTTTGGTGCAGTCAACAAAGTTATATCTACTACAGAACTCCAAGACAAACAGCATTTAGCTAAACTTAAAATTTTCTGTTTAGTATTACAATACGGTAAAGTACAAAGAGAATTCTTAAAAAATAAAACATACCAAGAAGAAATGGATTTTTTAGTTAGAAATGAGAAAAGAAATAAATACATAAAAAACTTGGTCACTGGTTTACACGGCAATACTTTATGCTTGTTTCAGTATGTAGAAAAGCACGGTAAGTTATTATATGAACTAATTAAAGAAAAGGCAGGTGACCGACCTATTTTCTATATCCACGGAGGAGTGGAAGCTGATGAACGAGAACAAGTACGAGCTATTACCGAAAAGTCTGACGGAGCGATTATTGTCGCTTCTTATGGGACGTTCAGTACTGGTATTAATATCCGTAACTTACACAATATTGTTTTTAGTAGCCCTAGTAAATCTCGTATAAGAAATTTACAATCAATAGGACGAGGATTAAGACTAAAAGATAACAAATCACACGCAACATTATATGATATTGCTGATGACCTTTCCTATGGGGAAAAGGAAAATTATACCCTACAACACTTTCGTGAGAGAATAAATATATACAATAGTGAAGACTTTGAGTATGAAATACACAACGTAGAACTGGAGAAAAATGGACGTAAAAGCTGACATAAGAATTATCAAGTTAATAAATGGTGATGATGTTGTAGCACATTTGCCATCTGGAGCAAGACAATTGCCAGATAAATCTCCTATGCTACGAATCAGCAAACCATTACAGATTAAATATATTCCACAGATGACACCTATGGGAATAAGAGATTACATTGCTTTAATTAAATGGGTAAATTATACTCCTGATAAAGTAGTAACTATTCCAAAAGATAAGATAATGACAATAGTTTCAGCGTCTGGTGAAATGTCTAAAAACTACTTACATCTTGCAAACGATTACGATAAAA